TTAAGTACATAACATAATTAAATTATTATATGAATTATTTAACTTAATAAACTCTTCATTAGATCCTCCTTTATCGGGATGACATTTTAATGATAATTTATGATATTGTTTTTTTATTTCATTTTTATTTTTAGGAGGTTGCAACTTTAAAATATTCCAATCATTATTAAAATCATATTCTTTTGTTTCTTCTTCAAAAATATTATATCTTTTATTATTTTGATTATTTTGATTATTTTGATTATTTTGATTAAATAAATTATTTATATAATTTTGTTTATTAATAAATTTATTTTGTTTTTGTTCTTTAAAACATTTATTGCAACAATATCCATTACTTGATATATATGAATTATACTTACATTTTTTAACTCTATTATTAATGTAATTATCATAAGGATTATATGTTTCATCTACTTCATCAATATTAATGTATTCAAAGACCATATTAAATAACTTATATATTAATATAATTATTAAAATTTAAATATATTATCTATATGATAGATTAGTAAATAATACTCATATATGAGTAAATTACTTATATGTGAGTAAAATTACTCATATGTGAGTAAATAAATAAAATATGATAAATAAAAAATAAAAAGTATTTTGAGATTATAGATTTCAAAAAAGTTTTAAAAACTGCAATTTTGAGATTACTCATATGTGAGTAAATTACTCATATGTGAGTAAAATTACTCATATGTGAGTAAATTACTAATTATATTAAATGTGATAAATTATGTTTAATGATTATATCTAAATATTTTTGATTTTCTTCTAGTAATTCTTCATTTTGTTCTTTTAATTCTTCTTCATTCATTATCTCAAAAGAGGATTTATCTAATTTTTTAATTTTTTGTTTTAGATTAAATATCTCTTCTTTATATTCATTTATTTTATTTTCATAACATTCCATTAAACTATCATTTTGTTCTTTATATTCTTTAAATTCTTTAACAACTTTATCATATTTTTTTTTAGATACATAATTACTTAAATCTATATTAGGTACATTATCTTTTACTAAATTATCTCTACTTATTTTTTCTTCACTTACTATTGGATTAATATTGTTATTATGCATTTTAAGATACAATAAATATGATAATTCAATAATTAAATCATCTTTTTTATATTCTTTCATAATTCTATTTCTATAATTTCTTCTTTTTGATGTATTATAATTATCCCAATTAATATGTTTATCAACTAAATTTTTAACAACTTCAATATCAATATTATTCATCTATATAATATATATAGATAATATTTTTAAGTAATTTACTCATATATGAGTAATTTTATTAGTTTTTTCAAATTTATTTAATATAAATGCATTAAAATGTGCTTTATAATCTATTATTTTACCTATATATTACTTAAAAACAGTATATATTTTAAAATATATACCTAAAATACATATAAAATAGACATAATTTAAGATTATACCCATAAAAACACTTAAAATATTATCTATATTACTATATATAGACAAAATGACAATATATAATGGATGCAATGGATCACTTACTTTATATTATAAAGGATTACTTATTAGTTCATTCCCTTTAACTAATAAAAAAACTTTTGAAAGATATAAATATCAAGGTGAATATTTAATATTAGAATCTATGAAACAAAATAAAAAAATTAAAGATATAATTTATACATTAACTTATTTCTGTAATATGATATATAATAGAAAGAAAAATAATAAAGCTATTTATAGAAGTGATCATAAATTATTTTTATCTTCTATTTTTGCATTACTTAAATTAAAAATTATTGATAATGATGAACTTAATGGTTATTTAATTATGCCTCGCCCAAAACTCTCCAAACTTAAAACATCCATATTCAAATATTAAAAAACCTAATATTATTATTTTATTATCCATATAATATTACTTATATTTTTATTTTATCTCATATATCCTTTTATCCTCATTAATTTTAATTTATCTGCAATATCTTTATCTGCTGTTTTATATGTTGGTCCTTTCATTACAAAACTATATATTCTAGCCATAGCCCATTGTTGTGCTGACATTTTTCCTTTTAATGATTTACCTCCTATTTTTTTTCCAGTTAAACTTCTTACACTTTCGGGATTATTTTTATGTGCTGCTAATCCTCTATCATATACTTCATTTAATATTTTCATTGGTATTCCAGTTAATTTTGATATTTCTTTTTTACTATTCTCTTTATCTTTTGGTTGTTTATATTTCATATTAAACTTTTGTTTATTTGTTAGCATTTACTTTATATTTAGATTATTTAATGGTTTAATATATTTTTGATTTATATCAATGCATTTTTTATATTCATTTTTTCCTCTATCATTTCTTCCTCTTTCTTTTATTTCAAATATACTACTTCTATGTTCCCAATAATATATACCATCTGTACAATTCCATATATAAAATATTCTTAACTTTGAATTAACACATTTTAAATAATCTCCTTTTCTTAATTTATTTTCTCCAAAAAATAATGTTTTATATTCATTATGTTTTATTCTTCTTGTTTTAACTTCAATAAAATATTTTTCATTGTATTTATCAAATTCATAATATTTTCCCATTTCCGGATTTTCTTTTGAATTTAATAATACACCAAATTTTGTTTCTAATATTTTATGTATTTCTTCTTCACTTTTTGATCCAAATTTTTTATCTTCAATTATTTTATTCATTATAGTATAAACATAGATTTTTATTTTAATCAAAATACACTTTAAATGTTTCTCCTTCTTTACTATGTTTAATTGTTAAACAATATATTATTTGTTCTTTTAATATTCTATTATTATTTATTTGTTCTTCTATATATTCACTTATTATTGGATTTACATGATTTATACAATATGGACTTGCATTATATAATCTACACGCTTTTCTTATACTTGGAAAATCTCCCCATTTATATATTTTCATTATATCATTAAATATATCATCTGCATTATTATATGTTTTTCCATCAAATATATAATTGTTTTTAGCCCATTTAATTATTTTTCTTGCACTAAACATTATTTGTGATTTCTCTAATTGATTTGGTCTTTGTTTTGTTGATTTATTTTTAAGATATAATTTCAATTCTGTTAAATTTTTTATTTTATCATCATATATAAAATCATCTATATACTTTTCTATTTGACTTATTATTTTACTTTTTGTTAATTCACTATTTATTATTACTCCGTGTTTTTTAAAAAAAGTAACTATATCTTTTTTTGAATGTGTTTTGTCTACATACATATATATATCATATATGATATATTTATTTTATTCATTTTCTTGTGCTTCTTTAACATAAGTATTTAATGCTACTTCTTTACTATGACCCATTACTTTATTATCTTTCTCTAATTCTTTTTTCATATCCCCATATTTTGAAGATAAATATATTTTTCTTAATAATGTTGTACTTATTGATTTCCCTAAATATTGTTTTGAATATTTTATTAATATCTTACTTAATTCTGTTCTTGTTATTGGTTTTCCAGTTGATGTTTTAAATAATACACCCATTCCATTGATTTTTAAATAATATCTTAATATTTTTTTTAATGCTTGATCTTCTATTGGTAAATCTAATTCTTCATATTTTTTTGCTGTTTTATATTTATTTAATACAAAAAATAATCCATTCTTTTCTACTACTAAATAATTATTTTCTTTTTTCTCTTCATTACTTAATTTATTGTATTCACTTTTTTTAATTGCTGTCATTCCAGCTACATCATTTCTAAAAGGCATTCTTGCATAAATATTAAATAATGTATATGCTTGTAATAATTGCATTTCTTTTTTTGTTATATCTTCAATTTTTTTCTTTTTTATTGATTTTAAATCATCACCCATTTTATTTATCATTTCATATACTTCTTCTGTTGTTGAAAAGTTTTTACTTTGTTTATCACTTATCACTCCACTACTTTGTTCTTCACTATATTTATCATTTAATTCATCTCTTAATTTTGAATATTCTTCAATTAATTCATCATATTTTTTATCTTTATTTAATGCTAATAAAAATACTATTATTGCATTTAATGTATTTCTTTGACTTAAATAATGTTTATCTTTTAATTTATTCATTACATCTTTTGCATTAGATAAAAAATCATAATCATCACTCTCATATATTTTTTTTAATTTATTTAAATTTACAGTATATTGTTTTACAGTATTAGATTTTAAATTAGGTCTTGATTTTGATATATCATCATTTGGATTTTTACTATCTATTTTCATATTTATAATATAATAATAGATTTTTTTTTTAAATTTATTTATTCATCTTCTTCTTCATCTTCTTCACTAGGACAACATTTAGCACATCCTTGCCCACCATCTATAGGATTATTATTATTATCAAAAATCTGCCCACACGTTCCACATTCATTTTCTTCTTCATCTTCTTCTTCTTCTTCTGTATCACTTACACAATAACCCATTGCTCTCTTTGTCTGTTTAATAACTTTTTTGAGTTCCTCATTTTCTTCTTCTAGTTTTTCAATCTCTTCATAAGTTTGTTTTTTTGATTCTTCTGTTATTTTTAATGTTTCTTTGAGTTTCTTATTTTCATCTTTGATTTCTTGAAGTTCATCATAATGTTTCTTATTGAGCATCTCAAAATGTTTGCATAGACTTTTTCTACTATCATTTTCTTCTTTGAGTGCTATATATTTGTCTTTCCACTCATTAATTAGTTTTCTATATGAATTACCATCTTCATCTCTTTTTTTAGCCCACATAGTATTGATTTTTTCATTTTTTTCTTTGAGTTCCTTATTTTCTTTTTCAATTTTCTTAATGTAAGCAATAACATCATTCATACCAGCAATAAGAGACATATTGTATAGAGTGTATTACTATATACTATATCTATTTTTGAGTCTATTTTTTTTTTCTTGTCAAGATTCAAATTTTATTTTTTTTATCAATTTGTTTAAGATAAAATTTAAGATAAAACTTTATTAAAGATAAAATTAAGAGTAAGTTGATTTACTTTATTATAATGATTAAAAAGTGTTATATATATTTTCAAATTTTTTTAAGATAAAAAATTATGCAAAGTAGCACGAAAATTTTCCATCTTCAATTGTAGCTATTTTAAGCATTTCTAAATAAACACGAAGAGTATAAGTACTTGCTGCTAATCCAGTTGCTTTGTATACTAAATCCATACCTTTGTTATTTACACGCTGTCCTTTGTTTGGTGCTATTGCAGTCCATCTAAATAATCCACCTAGACCTACAGCTCCACTATTTTGAGCATGACCTTCAAAAGTTTCAGCAGTAAGTGCTGATACACCAGTAGTTTGATATTCATCACGAGTAACCATAGGAACTTTACCTTCAGCATGTTGAGTAGTGTGGAATAAAAGAGATGGATTCTTTCTATCTACATTAAATTCATATAGATCATTGTATAATAGATTAACAGATAAACTTTGATTTGCTGGAACATCTTTTGCAGTAACACCATTTAATAGTGATTCGGGTGTAAAGTTTTCATTGTTTTGTAAAGCAAATAATACTTTTGAGACTATTCTACCATTACCACCTAATTGTAATGTTAAATCACTAAATGCTGCTTGATTACCAGTCCTTTTTGCTATACGATAATCACTGTATTGGAATACTACTTTTTTATTTTGATTGCGATATTGTTCCATAATATCACCATCATAAGTTATACTATCATAAATTAGTTTTACTTCATTTTCATTTATTTGATATTTTACACCAGTATTTAAACCATTTGCTACACACATACGAGCAGATAAATTAGCAGCATTTAATGACGTTACTTCCGGTGTAAATGTTAAATCAATATGTACTTCTTCATCTAACATAAAACACGGTAATTGATTGAATTTAAGGAATGGGAATAAATCAGAAAGATATACAGAATATACTGGAGCATCAGCTATAGTTTGAGCACTATTTCCGTTATTTAACATCCACGGTAAAAGTTGGAATGTTCCAGCACCACCAGCAGCTGGGACTACTGGATTACGTCCTACATTTAATCCTACTTTTTTTGCAGAGTTAGGAGGTTTATCATTAGTATTAGCAGTTCTATCATCATATATAGGTTGATGGTTAATACATCTTTGAGATAAATATTGTTCTCTTTCTTTATTGTCTTCATTACTTACAAAAAGCGATTGATAAGAATGAAAATGTTGATAATCATCAATTTCACATACAGTGTTATTTCCAATTCTTAAAGCTGCAGATTGGATTAAATTACTAATACCAATATTTAATGGATAGTAAGCACGTGTAGTAGTTAATGGTGTGATTGCTAGTGTAATTTTAGAATCACTGTGTAAAAAACCAGCAACCCTTTGAAGAGTAAATCTTACTCTGTTTTGATTGAAAGTTACTGGATCAATTACATCGGTGTGGAGCATTTGTCCATAAGAAGAAGGAAT